CAAACTTTGTAAAAATGATTCAAACCATTTGGCGTCGAAGTATACAGTACCTTAGTTGTATTACCTGAAGAAATTGTTGGAAGCACTGATGCAGAAAATTCATCCCATCCTTCAACAAATGCGGTTTCATCAATATAGAGTAAGTTCATTGACTTACCGCGAATGTTCGAAGAAGAAGTCGCTGCTGCTAAAACTTTTGATCCATTTTCTAACTCAACAGATCCTTTATTCCACTCAACAACACCTTGCTGCATCCAATTAGGTAATGATTCAAATGCAATTTTAATACGTTCAAGAATTTCCCGAGCTGAGTCACCTTTGTTTGCCAAAAGACCTACTCGTTTGTAATCGTTAAACAGGATGTAATGAAGAATCACAACAACGGCAGTTGTTGTTTTACCTGCTTGTCGACTTGTAACTACAGTTGTACGTCTATTGTTATTGAACTTTTCAATAATTTCACGTTGATAATCATACAAGTCAATTGTAATTAACCCACGATCAACGTGAACAATTTTTATGTAATTTTGAGCAAAGTAAATTGGATCATTCTTACACTTGACCCATTCCTGCACCATTTCCTTTGTCCAGTTGATTGGAACGTTGGCGCCTTTGAGATTTGAATTACCAAGATAGTTGGCGCTAGGAGTCGTTGCCATTATCAATTACGTTATCGTTATTATCATTGTTATCATTGCTGACTTTTTTTGCAGCTTGACGATCATCAATCATTTTAGACAAATCTTTCGTCGAACCTATAAACAAATTATTATTTGTTACTCCGAGTTGTGGAGTCGTACGAAGATCTTCTTTATTAACTTCTTTCTTTTTCTTTTGCAACTCCATCAATTTATCAGCAATATCTGCATTTGTTTTAATCATGTTTGCAAGAACTTCAAACGCGCGAGGATGCTCAGACTCTCTCGCCAAGTCTAACATCAGGTCAATTGCCTCATCTCCTTTTTCGACTAATTTGTAATATTGGTCTCGAGAAAAGTCATAATCGTCTTCTATTTGTTCTTTATTTTTATCAGTCATAGCTTTTAGTAATAACTTCTACTTCATTAACATTTAATGATATATTACTTACGGTTAATATATCATTTTTTATACTAAAGTCGTCAACAACAGTTAATTGTGTTCCAGCTAATATATTTGAAGTGTCAACATTTAGCGCGTGCCTAATATCATTTTTTAAAATAACACTTAATATTCTTTGGTTTTCAATAACTTCAAATGCAATTACGTCATTTTTTTGTAAGATATCTTTTAATTTCATTTTACAATTCCATTGATTGTCAAGTTAATCTAGAAATACGATTTTGAGATACTCCGTTATAACTAGTGAACCAACCTACAACTATAATTTTATTGTTATATTGTTCAGCTATATCAAAAACAAAACTATTAAATCCACTTCCAATGTTTAAACTTGTATCTTTAGATCCACTTGAGTTAAGCCTAATAAGCCTGTTTTGAGTAATACCATTATAACTACTGAACCATCCGCCTATTATAATTTTGTTATTTTCTTCATCTAAAATAAATGCTCGACCATCTAAACTTAAGCCACTTCCAACATTGAAACTTGTATCTTTAGATCCACTTGAGTTAAGCCTAATAAGACGATTTTGGCTTGAATTATTGAATACTGTAAAGTCTCCAGTTACTAAAATTTTTCCATTAGACTGTACAGCAATTTTGGAAATTTCACTGTTGGTTGAAACTTTAGAAGTTTCTCTTATAAAACCACTGCCAATATTGAATGATGTATCTAATGAGCCATTGCTGTTAAGTCTAACTAAACCGCTATATTCTGCAGCAGTGCCGCTAACTAGTTCAACGCGTGTTCCTACTGAATGAAATTCTCCGCCAACTAAAACTTTACCATCTGATTGAAGCGCTATAGTATTAATAGCATAGGAAGTTGGATAATTACTAAAATCTGGCGCATCAAAAGTTGTATCTCTAGTGCCATTTGTATTTAATCTAACAACCGAAGTCCCAAAATTTGTCCCATTATATGTTGCAAAATTTCCGCAAACTAAAATTTTTCCATCAGGTTGTAAAATAATGTCTCTAACAAAACTGCCAAATCCACTTCCAATATTAAAACTTGTATCTCGTGATCCATCGGGATTCAGTCTAGTGATACGATTTTGTGTAACTCCATTGTAACTAGTAAAAACTCCACCTACTAAAATTTTTCCATCAGGCTGTACTAAAATAGTTTTAACATTTTGATTAAACCCGCTTCCTGTATTAAAACTTGTATCTATTGATCCATCAAGATTCAGTCTAGTGATACGGTTTTGAGTCGTACCATCGTAACTGGTGAAATAACCACCAATTAAAATTTTGTTATCTAAATCAAATGCAATTTTCATAACATCATCGTTAAATCCAGTACCAATATTAAAGGTAGTATCTAAAGCACCGCTAATTTCTCCAATAACATTATTTATTGTAATTGCATTTGACACTGCTAATGCTTGATCGCTTGTAGAAGATATAGTTATTGTAAAAGTTTCACCGCCATCCTCTGTAGTATCAATTGTCGGTGACACTGAAAAGCTTCCTGTTGAGCTATTAACAGTAAATGATCCAGAAGAGGTACTAAAATCTTCTGGCCTACTTACTGACCAATTAAACGTAGTTCCATTTGCAACACCAGTGGTATTAACTGTAATGTTTAATGTTTCACCTTCAGTAACATTATTTGCCGCTGATATAATATTAAACGTTGGATTGCAGGTACCCCATATTGGTTTGTTTGCATTACTTAATGCTGAATTGGAAGCAAATAAACCAGGTTCACTTGTGAAATTTGTAACACACCAATCAGTAAGATCTTGATTAAATGAAGATGCGTTGCCAAACATAGCACCCATGTTAGTAACATTTGATACGTCCCAAGATCCAATTGGCTGATTGAATGATGATGCTCCACTAAACATAACAAACATATCATTTACATTTGATACATCCCAAGATCCAATTGGTTGATTGAATGATGATGCTCCATTAAACATGGCTTGCATACCAGTAACGTTAGATACGTCCCAAGATCCAATTGGCTGATTGAATGATGATGCTCCATCAAACATATAATCCATGCGTGTGACATTAGACATATTCCAAAAACTAATGTTTTGATTAAAGGATGAAGCATTTCTAAACATAAAAAGGACAAGGCTTACAGTAAATGGTATATCATTTGGAACTGATATTAAGTTTGTGCATCCATCGAATGCTTGAGATAAATTAGTAGTTTGCAAACTACCAAAACTTACACAGTTAACAACCTTTGATGCAGTTGTTGAAAATCCAGCAAAATGAGCAACAGTTCCAGTTATTCTTATTGTGTATATTCCTGGTACACTATAAGTATGTGTTAATTCATTTGTTGGCACTTTAACAGTATCATTAAAACCATCTCCCCAACTCACCACACAATCGACAGAATCTAACAATCTTAAAATTATGTCATTATTTGCACTATCTAATATTGTATTGATTGTAAATGACATAAACTGATCAGTCGGACCTGGACATGCTCCCCATATTGGGGTATTAATAAGTTCAAGTACGGATCCAGTTGCAAATCCAGGAGGCTCTTCTGTAATATTTTCAACACACCAATTGCTAATATCTTGGTCAAATAAAAGAGCAAACTCAAACATTTGATCCATTACTGTTACATTACTAGTGGACCATGAACTGAGAGGTTGATTAAATGACTCAGCAAAAGAAAACATACTTGTCATGTCAGTGACATTAGAAACATCCCAAGCGGACAAGCTTTGGTTAAATGATATGGCATTAAAGAACATGAATGCCATATTTGTAACGTTAGAAACATCCCACGCATCTAAAGGCTGATTAAAGTCAACTGCGCCATAAAACATGTAGCTCATGTTTGTAACGCTTGATGTATCCCAGGAATTAATTGGTTGGTTAAATGATGCGGCTTGAAAAAACACACCTTCCATTGCGTTAATACTACTAGTATCCCACGCACTAATACTATCATTAAATAGCGCAGCTCCCCAAAACATATAACTAATATCAGTTACAGATGAAGGAATTTCGTCTGGAGAAACTATAAGATTAATACAATTATAAAATGCGTTTCTTAAGCTGGTTAAACCAATGTCACCAAAAGTTGTACATTGTGTTAACTTAGCTGCATGTGTATCAACAAGACCACCAAACTGTGTTAATGAACCATCAATTTTAACTTCATATGTGTCACTGTTTTCATAAGTATGAGTAATGTAACCACTTGTTGTGATTTGCTCTAATGTGCCATCACCCCAGTTGACAATAATATCAACCGTGCCTCCTAAGTTAAATCCTACAGTATTAGACCCATTACCTAGAGTGGTATCATAAACAAGTTTCATTGCAGTATCAACAGCAGTTGCACCATAAAAATCAGATACGGAAATAGTACCCGCAACAATTCCACTAAGCTCTCTAACTAGAGTTTCATTTAAAGATATGGTTGTATTTTGCAATCGACTTAGTTCGACGTTTATATCAGCAAAAGATATTGGACCAGATATAGGTAAAGCCATATGTTAACTTATCCTATGATAATAATATATTAGTATCTATAAGTGTTTTATATATTGGCTCAGTTGAATTTATTGTCAGAGATACACCAGTATTGGAGGTTAAGGATTCCCCGTCAACAAAGTTATCATCAGGGTATAATATGATTATATATCCAATCCCAACTTCGCTTACCGTTCCAACTGTCCCAGAAGTAGAGCCAGTAACAGTGTCTCCAACATCAATTTCACCAGTCAATGAATCGTAATATATCTTAACAGAATCTGGAGGAGTAAAGTCATCATACGTTGCAGTGATACTATAATCGTCATCAGGACCTGCATTTGTAGGAGTAATAACAAACTCTTGCGATGAGTATGGAAGACCTTGTGATGTCATTTCAGGATTTGACAACAATACACCAGAATCTTTAATAATATTACCTTGTCTTAATGGGCCATAAAATTTTACTCGAGCTTCAAACTCAAGAGTGTAAATGATTGAACGGCGAGACATAAAGTCACCCTCGTAGTCATCAACTAAAGTTACGGCTTGTATAACAAAAGGTATGTCAGATTTAAAATTATTATTAACTTCCTTAACCGTTACTGTGTATTCAGGTTGAAAGTATGGCAAAATTTGCTCAAGAATTTGCAGAGCATCATCTTGATTTTTTGCTAATACATTGAGCTGAAACCCAATACGATATGTCGTAGGATACAATATGGATTGTTTCTTAGTAGGATCCTCCGAAGGTAAAGTTCGCGTAATACCTTTTTGTAGTTT